AGGCGACGCTCAGCTCAGACTCGACGACGGCGGGCTTGCCTGCGGTGTTCGCTTCCCGGGCGATGGTCACGGCGGCGGCCACGCGGGAGTCGATGACGTCAAGGGTCGAACCGACTGCGGTCAGGTCCGGCGCCTTCGGGGCGGGGACGGCTGCAGGCAGTTCGGCCTTGGGGGTGGACTTGCACCCAGCCAGGACCGCAGAGGCGATGACGGCTAGGAGCAGGCGCACGGCTTACTTGCCCTTGAGGGCGTCGAGAGCCTGACGGCCTTTGGCTTCGAGCTCGCTGGCCTTGGCGGCGTGCTTGCGGAAGACGAGGGCACCGGCGACGAAGCCGACGAGGAGGGCGATGAGGTGGGTGATCATGGGAGTTTGGAAAGTAGTTCGGCCAGCTTGGACTCGAGCTCGGCGATGCGGTCAGCGTCCGTCTTCTCGACAGGCGCTGGGACATAGGTCTGCTCGATGCTTGCCAGCACCTGCTCGTCGTTTGAGACAGGGTTGACCTGAAGGGTGCTTCCGTTGGAGGCAGTCCAGAGCGAGCGGTCTTCGCTCGGCGTCCAGGTGATGTTCTTAGAGTCAGTGATCATGGGTTAGCAATAGGTGATGATGTAGACAGCTCCAGCACCGCCAGCACCGCCAGCACCAGACGCGAAGCCGTTGTCAGAGGCAGACCCACCGCCACCGCCACCGCCAGGGAAACCGCCGACGGCTCCGGCCATGCCAGCGACAGCGGTGCGATACGCTCCGCTTCCGCCACCGGTGCCGCCAGTCTGCGAACCGCCTGCGACTCCTGCGGTCGGAGCAGTTCCTCCAGTAGTTCCGGCAGCACCGCCTGCAATAGCCGAGATATATCCTGATTGCGAGCCGCCCGCAGTCTTAGATCCTCCGGCGGCTCCAGCGGTAGCAGTCGTTACAGTAGCGGCCTGACCAGCACCACCGGCACCACCCGATGGCATGTACGAGTTCGAAGCCGTAACAGTTCCTCCAACTGCGCCTGCACCAATTGCACCAGCTCCGCTAGTTCCTGAAGCAATCGCAGTAGGGCTTGTGCCATAAATCCATGCAACTCTTCCAGTCGTAGCACTTGGAGCTGTAGTGCTTCCGCCTTGACCAGCCGATCCACCAACCGCTTGGAAAATATAGAAAGTAGAATTGCCACCGCTGCCGCCAGTACCGCCTGCAGTGGTGTCTGTAGAAGCAAATGCTCCAGAAGTGCCAGCAGCGCCAACTACTATGGATTGAGTAGCACCTAGTGCAGAAGCAGAAATTCTTGCCGCGAGGACTGTGCCACCGCTTCCGCCAGCACCTCCTGATCGTGCGGACGAGGTCGCATAGCGTCCACCAGCGCCGCCACCGCCACCGCCGCCAAACATGACAACATCAACCCACTTAGCCCCAGCGGGCTTCGTCCAGGTGAACGTGCCGGGGGTAGTGAACTCTTGATAATCCGTAGCAGAACCACCGCCCGAAGGCGTGACCCACTGGGTATTGTAGGAAGTCGCATCTACCTTCGCCAGCACCTGATTGGCACTGCCGCCAGCCGGGAGAGGGTTAAGGTGGACGTGATCGGCGCGAGCGTAGCGCAGGGAAGTTCCGACCGCAGCCGTGGCCGCGTCATTGGACGGGGCAACAGCGGAAGCCTGACCGACGACGTAGGCCGTGGTCGCAAGGGCTACGCTGTTCGTATCAGCCGCGGCGGTCACGCCGTTCGTGATGCCCTGGAGCGTGGTCGTCGAAGTGCCGGTGGTCGAACCGATGGCGATGTTCGTGGTCGAGCCAGCGACGCCACCCGTGCCGATGTTGACCGCCTTGGTCGAGCCGGAGATGGTCGCACCCGTGCCGACGTTGATTGTGCCAGCCGCCGTCGAGTTGCCGAGCGTCTGGTTGGCGTTGGAAAAGGTGATGCTACCCGAGACGGTCTGGGTGTTGCCCAGGCTCATGTACTGCTGGGTGCCAGCGTTGATGCGGGCGAACAGGCCAGAGGTCGTCGTCCAGATGTCGCCGTTGACCGGGGTGGTGGGCGCAGCGCCGTGCGGAAGGTTAAGGCCAGCCCCACCAGCAGCCGAGGCCACTGTGTTGACCTTGCCGGTGAACGTGCTGCCAGCCAGCGGGGCGTAGGGCGTAAGGGCCGAGGACGTAATGTAGCCCTGGGACGTGACGAAGGTTTCGGTGGCGTAGCCAGTCAGCGCCGACGACGTGATGAAGCCCGAAGGGTTGCCCGAGAGGGGGTAGTAGAGGCCGTTCGCGACAGTGGTCGTCGAGTAGTCGGCAGCCGTGGCCGTAGCCATCGTGCCCAAGCCGAGGTTCGTGCGAGACACGGCGGTGTCTGCCAGTCCGCTCAGGTTGTCCGCCTTGAGCAGGAAGCCAGCCGTGCCAGGGTAGGCCACCGTCTGCGAACTGGCGTTGGGGAACGTCAGGCCAGCGGGCGTCACCGACATCGTGCCGACAGCGTTCTGAACCTGAAGGCCGCCGTATTGCAGGCTAGAGTTTTCGGACGGGTTGGCCGAGAGCTGCACGCCGAAGGCATCGCCAGCGAAGGTGGAGGACGTCGTAGCCGTGGACGCGTCGATCGTGGAGTTGACGGTGAGCACTCCGCCAGTGAGTTCGAGCTTCGCGTTGAGCGCCGTGGCGAGGTCAGTCTGATTGCCGAGCGTGCCGGTGATGTCGCCCCAGACGATAGACTGCAAAGCAGGCGCACCACCCACGTTGACCGTCCACGCGGCGTAGGTTCCCGCACCCGAGTGGCTGAGAACATCCACGTCCATGACACCCGTGCCGGAGTTGTAGGTAAGCACCCGGGCGTGCATATGGTTCGCCGCGTCGTAGCTGATGACGATGTCCTGCTGCGTGGTGTAAGACAGACCCGTGCCGATGGTCAGGGTCTTGTTCGCGTTGTTGATGGTCAGGCTCGTCGTCGAGCTCGTCAGGTAGCGGTCGCCAGGGATGAGGGTCTGGAACGAGGCATCGAAGTTAGTGCCCGAGTTCTTGGTAAGCACCTGACCGACAGTGCCGCCAGTAGGCAGGCCAGCCGCGATCGGGGCGTAGAGCGTGTCAGCGACAGCCGTGGTCGAGTAGTTCGAGGCGGAGGCCGTGGCCATCGTGCCGAGGCCGGAGATGTCCGTATTGGAAAGCGTGATTGCGCCAGTCCGTCCAGCGACGGAAGTGACCGGGGCGGACGTAAGGAACCCGCTCGGGTTACCCGTCAGGGGGTAGTAGGTCGTCGCGGCGGTGCTGGAGTTCAGCTTCGTTCCCAATTCCGTCCAGAGGTCAGTCTGTGCCGAGAGGGTGCCAGCGATACCGCCCCAAGTAGAGCCAGGGCCTGCGGGTCCGGGCGGGCCCTGAATCCCCTGAATCCCTTGAATCCCCTGCGGTCCGGGCACTCCGACAGAACCCGAGAGGGTGCCGGGAACGGCGCCGACGATAGACCCCGAGATGGAGCCGAAGGTGCTTTCAGTAGCGGTGATGGTTCCGAAGGGCATGGCTTAGGCGGTGATGGTCTGCTCCACGATCACGCGGAAGAGTTCCGAGTGGGACGTTCCAGAGGGAAAGACGAACTTGATGTCCCAGGCATACTGCCCGATTTCCCAGTCGGAGGTCGAGCCCGGGTAGGTGCAGACGAAGGACAGGCCGTCTCCGGCCTTGGTCACCGTCAGCTCATACTCCGTTCCGCAGCGGTCACGGAGGGTCGAGGACAGGGTCGTGGCCAGCAGGTTCGCGGGGCCAGTCGCACCCGGCGTCCAGGCGAAGGTGCAGGCGAAAGTGTTACCCTGCTGGAAATACGCCGTGTTCGACATAGGTATACCTATTGTGGCGGATTTCGGGTTTTATCCGTCAGAAGGCGGTAAGGTTGCCGATTGATGTGATGGGCTGCGCTGCCGATCCCCCTCCGATGACTTGGACGCCTGTCGTGAAGAAGGTCGAATTAAGGGTGGCGCTCAGTCCCGTCAGGGTGATGGTCTGCCCTTCGAGCTGAGTCCTGACCTCGGTGGGAACGTTGAAGCCAGTTGTCGGGTTGCCAGGGATGCCAATCAAGCGGTTGCCCGTAGACGGACTGTAGACGCTGTAGACGCTCGGCTGCTGGGCGAAGTTGACCGTCGACGTGAAGCGAGGATACCGGATGAGGCCACTTCCAGAGGCCGATGCCTTCTGGCCGTCCACCCCCGTCAGATAGTCGATGCTGTAGTCGTAAGCCGTGAACCCGGCGCCGCCTGTTCCGTAGTCGTCGTTCAGGATCATGGCGCAACGGAACTTGCCCCAAGTCGAGACCGAGGTCGATGCTCCTAGGGCCGTGGCCATCAGACGCGGGCGTAGTAGTAGGTCGCCGTGGCCGAGCCGAGCTTGATGCGGTCAGCCCACAGCGAGCCGGTGACGTACTGGGTGACGGTCGAGCCGTTGACCGTGGCGATACGGATATAGCCCTCGGCGTCCGTGTCGGACGGCAGCGGGGTTCCGATGTTCCACTCGAAGCCAGAGGTGGCCGGGAAGACGCCACCCGCGAACGGCGCCTTGACCCAGACTTCGTAGGTGCTCGTCGAGACGGTGATCGTGCTGGCGATGTTGCCAGGGGTGACGTTGTTGACCGTGCCCGAGACGATGGAGTAGGTGGACATACCGCCAGAGGTGGAGTCGTGGATGACCTTGAAGGGGTGCATAGAGCCGGGCTCGGGACCGCATCCGCCCGTTTCGCTGTAGTCGAGGGTGTAGGTCGTAAACGCGCGCGGGGTGGTGGTGTTTACCACAGGGGTGGCGAAGGCGGGAATGAAAGTCAGCGCATTGGCTGCGGTAGCGTCAGATCGGTTGACCACGTTGTTGAAGGTAGGGGTGGTTGCCGCGTTGACGTAGTAAGGGTCCTGGGCCTCGGTCACGCCTTCCTTGTTCATCAGGAAAGTGGCGTTGAGCTCGCAGGGAATGACGATGTCCTGCGACCCCACGTGCATCTGGCTGACCTGATACCAGGTCGTGAAGGACGTCAGCGTCGAGTTGGCCGTAAGCGCAGCCACGGAACTGTTCCGCAGGATGTTGGTGAACTCGATCTGGTAGACACCAGCCGATACCTGCTGGACGAACACGTTGCCGTCCAAGGCCGGGATGGTGTTGAGGCATTCCTGCAGATCGTAGGCCGACTGCGTGGAAGGGTTGAAGGTGGTCGTGGTCGTGGCCGCTCCGTGGGTAAAGGTCGCCCCGCCGGATTTGTAGTCACCGGCGAAGACCACCTGCTGGATGCTATTGCCGGCCGCTGAGCTGCCATCCCTGACCACGTTGACCACCACGGTGGACGGAGTAGCCGCGACAGAGTCGATGATGGCCAGCACCCGGACGTGGTGACCGAAGAAGCGGGGGTTAAAGTAGGTCGTGTGGCAATAGCCCCAGTCCTTGCCGGATACCACCCCAGCGTAACCCGTCATCTTCTGGACGTTGGTGATGTTCTGGTAAAGGGAGGGACCCGAGTCGACGAACAGGGCGTTGAACTCAGCCGAGCCGTCCTTGACGAAGGACACCCAGGGGAGGTTCTGATCCAGCAGGCCGCCAGTGAAGGCGCCGTTGCCAGCGTCCCACTTCGACAGGGTGACATACCAGCGGCCTGTGCCGGTCAGGGCGTAACCGCCACCGCTGAGCATCCAAGGGGAGGTAGCGTCAGCCAAGGGGGCTGGCGTGACACTGGAGGACTTAACCGCGACGAAGTTGATGTATGCCTGCCTGTGGTCTAGAAACGCCCCAGTCTTGATGTAGGGCATCAAGGAATGCGTATAGGTGACCGAGCCCATGGCCACTTGGATGACAGGGGTCGGTGTGCCCGAGACTGGGATGGACAGCACGTTGCACTGGAACTGCTGGGGCTTGTTGAGGTAGGCAGGCGTCAGCAGGGCCGGAAGGTCCGGGGGCTCCGGCGGCTGGGGCGGGTCGGGGAAGTTCGGCAGCGCGATACCAAACGAGATGCCCGTGTCGCTCGGGGGCGTCCACGGCTGCTCGATGTTCAGGTTGAATCCGCTCGACGATGCGGAGAAGGTATATCCGTCGCCGGGCTGGATTGTCTTCATGGCTCAGATCAGGCGGTTGTCACGGTAGACCTTGTCGCTCCAACCCACCAGACTAAAGCGCACTTCATAGTTCACCTTGTAGAGCAGGCCGTAGTCCTCGACGTTGACCTGGGACAACAGCAGCTGATTGAAGGAGCCGTTGGCCACGCTCGAGACCCAAGTGGTGCCAGCGTAGTCTGGGATGATGGGGGGAAGGACGCTCGACCAGTCGTTGTCGCGGGAGGTCGTGCCAAGGTAAGAGACCATGTTCTGGACCTCTGCGGACGCGGTCGTGTAGAAGTGGCCGGAGAAGGAGGACTGCGGGGCGAGGTAGTTCGTCTTGCCGTACAGGTGCTTGAAGTTCGAGTCGACGAAGCCGATGAAGCGGCCGCCGCTGACGTCCTCGAAGCAAGAGCCGTTCAGTCCGACGTAGGACTGCTTCTTGCTGACGAGGCCGGTGACCGGGGTGCCGTCAGAGTTGTAGCCGGTGATGACCGAAACGAAGTCCGCAGGGCTCTTGATTTCGACCATCGGTCCGAGCGGGGACTGCGTGTAGGTTCGGCCTGCGATGATGCCAGCGTAGCCGTCACCGCCATCGTCGAAGAAGTTAGGGTTGGCCGTGATGTTCTCGGAGGTCAGTCCGTTTGACGCGGCGACTTCCGGGTTGGTATAGACGCCCTCATTGACGGTCGGGTCGATGCCGATGTAGTCGACGGTGATCGTGGCGATGCCCAGGTTGTCGTAGGTCACGCCGAACTTGTGCGCGGCGAGGGCCGCGTTGATGGGGCAGGTCGAGCCTCGGTTGCCGACCGACAGATCGTTGTCCGTGTTCGCCTTCCAGACGCAGGTGGCCGTGAGCAGGCCGTAGCCGTCGTTGCTCAGTTTGGCACCCGGCTGGAGCACCGGGGCTGATAGGTTGTTGCCGTAGTCTTGACGTGCCATAAAGGTGATTACATCTGGTCGCCGTAGCCGTCGACGTGGGGGTTGCCAGTGGGGGCGGCCAGCCAGCCGTCGGCCGGGGAAGGACCACCTGCCGCGATACGCTCGAGCAGGGCGGTCTGCTTGCGCTGCTCTTCGAGCTGAGCGGTCATCGCTTCCATGACAGGGTTGGCGCCTACGCCTACCACGTTGGAGAAGCCTTCAGGTCCCTTGAAAGAGGTCGGCTTGGAGTCGAGTTCCTTCTGCTTGGCGATGGTCATCTCGGCGGCTTCCTTCTGCTTGTCGGCGGCGACTAGTGTCGGGTCTGTCTTCTCGCGCTCAACAGCACGACGTGCGAAAACGTCCTGCATCTCCTTGTCCTTGCTCATGTCGCTCAGACCGAGGTAGAAAAGGGCTCCCTTGATGTCGCGCTTGAACGCTTCCATCTTACCCATCTTAGCGCCTTCGGCCTCGTACTGGGCTATCGCCGCGTCAGCTTCGCCACCGAAGCCCATCGTTCCGGGCCTGAGTTTAATCTGCTCTTCCACCTGAGCCTGGGCGGCAAGTTCAGCGTTCTTTCGGTCAAGGGCATCCTGACGCGCACGTGCGATTTCACGGGCAGATGATTTCACACCTGCCGACATATACTTGTTCTCGCCCTTCTCCGCGTCGGCCAGAGCGTCACGCACGTCTTGGCGGGACTTCTCGATGGCGCCTGAGATCATGTTGATGGCCTGATTCAGGATGACCATCGGGGCCGCGAAGGAGAGGAACAGGTCCTTGCCGAAGTTCTTAAACTTCGACTCGATGCCCTGCATATTCTTCTCCAGGGTTGAGACGGACTGCTTGACGCGGTCTGTGACCTTCTCGGCGTTAGTGTCGCCGTTGATGCTAAATTGGATTACGTTGCTCATTTTTGTTTGTCCATTTCCTCCATGAGTTTCTCTTCCTCGGTGGTCAGGACTTTCAGCTCTGCGCCCTTGATGACGGCAAAGGCCGAGTTCATCCAGATGGCTTGGGACTCAGGCATGGTCCATGCCCGGGTCTCGGGGATGCCGTTGGCAACCAGATTGGCCACGACCGAAAGCACCCAAGGGATGCCGGTGGCGTCACCGTTTCGGCTGCGCTTCTGCCAGAACTTGGGCCAAGACTCGACCAGCACGATCTGCGAGAACTTGTCGATTTGCTCGGCGAAGTAGTCAGGGTTGTTGGCCATCTTGCCGACGTGCCAGGAGTCGAGGAACGAAGCCTTGCCGATAGGTTCACCGGCGCAGATCTTCACGGCCACCAGCAGGTCGATGGGGCGAATCTGCGCGTCGGAGCGGAGAAGGGGGCTGTCCGCCGCTTCCAGTTGGACGCGGTGAATCAGCGCAAAAGGCGCGACCCTACGCCCAAGAATCTTTACTTGGTCCGATGGGTCAGTGAACGCCGATAGAAACCTACGGTCCACTTACACCACCCCTTCGTATCCGACAGCAGTGACGGAGACGGCGGAGTAGCCACGATTAGAACCCTTGTCCGAGACCTTGGTGACCCAGCCGTCGAAAGAGGTAGAAGCAGTGCCGCCAGCGTAGGACGAGGCGGTGTTGACCGTGACAGTGAAAGAAGCACCGAGGACCGGGATGGCACTGGTCTTGGCAATCATCTCGACCGTGATCTGCGTCTTGCGGTCGTCGCCGCGCCAAGCGACGGTGATGCCTTCTTCGTTGACGATGGTGGCCTCGGCGGTGAACTCACCGTCGTTGGTGTAACTTTGCACCACGGCGTTGGAGACGAGGGTGTCCCCGCAGCCATAGATTGCCGAAATTCCCTGGACGATTGCTGCCATACCTATTGTCGATTAGTTCGGGTTACTGAGGGTTAACCACAATCAGCAGGTCGTAGGAGAAGACCGAGGCCCACGAGCGTTCGTTTACCCCCTCGTCCTCGGCGGTGGGGGTGATGTCGTAGCAGAGGGCATCCCCGCTGGCCACAAAGCCCGCTTTGATTAGAGCCAAGTCCTGCATGGCTCCGGCGATGGCAGCGCATCGCTCGCGGTGCTGGCTCAGGGTCGTGTCGTCGGCGGAGTCGAAGACGGTCACCCGGACACCGCAGTTGTAGTTGCCGAGGCCGTCAGGGAAGTCGTTCGGCAGCCGGGCGGAGTCGCAGAGGACCACGCACTTGGGGAGCGTGGCGGTCTCAGCTGAGTCCCCGGTGTAGAACGTGACGCCCGCCAGTTCTGGCTGGCTGTCGAGGTAGGAAGCCAGGACGGCTTCCACGATGTGTCGTGCGGATTTGTAGCCCATAGGTATAAAGTTATTTGGATTTCTTGCGGTTGGCCCGTTCGATGGCGTCCCGAATCCGAGCCTGCACCGTGGCATTGATTTGGCGAACGCGATTTCCGTAGACGATGTTCTCGGTGCCTGCGTCCTTGGCCACGTTGTTGATGTTGCCGATCAGGTTCTGGATGGTCATCGAGACGCGGCTCTTGGTGACCGATTGGCTGAAGACCCCCGTGCCGGATCGGATGTTGGAATCCACCCAGGGCGCGTTGTAGACGCCGAAGTTGCGCTCGACGCCCTTCTTGTTCACAGGCTTTGGAATCTGGCGGAGGTTGAACGCCCACCCGGCTTTGACGCGGCCGACCTTCTGCTGGCGGTCGAGGATGTAGGCATTCAGGGCGGCGGTCGATTCGATGTAATACTGCGGGCCTCCGATGGGCTGGTTGCGCTTCCAGCGTCCGTTCACGGCGTTCTTGTACTTGTCGTGGATGGGACGCGGGTCCGGGGCGAGGCCGGCCACAGGTCGATAGGTGCCACGGATGTTGGCCTTGTTCAGGTAGTTGCTGGCCTTCTGGAACGCCCGGTGGTGGTCGGTGTCCTGCATGATCTTGCGGAGGACAGGGGACAGGCCGCGAACCTTGCCAGCGGTCTGGCTGGTGTAGACGTCCAGCCACTCCGCCCCGAAGCCGCCCTCAGCCCCTCGGCCAAGTTTCACCGCGTTGACGATCTGCCGGAGAAAGACGGACTTGCCCTTCACCGGGGCGTCCTGGGGAATGAAGATGCGTTTGACGTCGTTGCCTAGCTTGTTGGCACCGGCACGGCGAGCAGAGTCTAGCAGGCCACGGCCTCCGCCCTTGGGCATAGGGGGCGTAAAGGTCATGGCGTCCCGGCACATCAGGCGCATCTGCTCCCGCCCGATCTGCTCGAGGTCACCGCCGACCTGCTTGGCGAACTGGTCCAAGGCCATGGTGAAGTCCAACAGGGACTTCGGGTCGATGGCTGGGTTGCCCTTAGCCATTACTGGTTGTCGTCAATGCACTCCAGCTCGATGACGGCGCTGGCCTGCTTGTAAGCCTGACCCTTGACCCGGAGGACCTGCCCGTTGACCGTCAGTTTCTTACCTTCGGCTAGGGAGGCCATAGGGACGCCCGAGACGATGGTGGCGACCTGACCCCCAACCCGGCCATCAGAAGCCGTCCAAGGGGCCGTAGCGGCGGCGAATCGCACCGTCCACATCTTCTGGTCGACGAAGCCCCCCGCGTCGAACTTGGGGGTGTTCATGGGTCGGGACAGGGCAACCAGGAAGAGGTTGCCGTTGACGCTGGCCGGGACGCCTACGTCCGCCAACAGTCCTTGGAAGTCTGCGAGAAAGGTCTGGTAGATGCTCATGGGTTGGAAAGGGGGATACAAAAAAGCCCCCATCGCTGGGGGCTGTTCAGAGGCTCAGCCCCGATTAGGGGTTGTAGACCGAGGCGATGGTGCCCGTGGTGATGCCCTTGGCCGCGCCGAACATCAGTTCCATGGAACCGATGAGGTTACGGGTGGAGGCGTCGACCCAGACGTTGTACGAGACCGAGATGCCGAGACCTTCGATCGGGACGACTTCGCGGACGAGGAACTGGTTGCCGACGGAGTCGAGGTCCGGGCTGGCAGCGGCCATCGCGATGGCTTCAGCCGAGCAGGCGAAACCAGCGAGTTTGGCTTCGGACGGGAAGACGTTGGCGTAGAACACGCCGCCCTCGAAACCATAAGCACCTTCAGAGAGGGGCAGGCCAGTCGTGGCGGTCGGGATGAGCTGGCTGTAGATGCCAGGGTTCACGATGAGGGTCTTGCGACCGGCCTTGCTGACACCGGCCCAGAGAGCCTTCAGCTGAGCAGAGCCAGGGGTGACGGCGCTGTCGGCAGCGGTCACGGTGGCGGCGCCGAAGTTGGCGACGGTGATCGGAGCGGTAGCGGCGGCCCAGATGGAGTCGGCCAGCTTGTCCATGTTGATCTTCAGGATCTTCTCGAGGCGGATGCCGTTCTGGACATCAGCGTAGGAGAGGCCGAAGGGCTGGTAGAGGTGGTTCAGCGTGACGGCAGAGGCACCGAGGGTGCTGTCGCCGATGCTGTTGAACGAGGTCGGGTTCGTCAGCGTGGCAGAGCCAGCGGTCGAGAGAGCCACCTGGACGACGTCCTTCGGGCGCTTCACGTCCGAGGAGAAGTCGGAGGCGAAGTTGCGAAGACCGGCGAGGCGGTTCGAGAGGGAGGTGAGGCTGAGTTCGGCGACGGTGTCGACGATCAGAGCGGCGTTGATGGTGTTAGGCATGGTAGCTTAGGAGGGTGGGTTGAAAGGGTTACTTGGAAAAGAGGACGGCCTTGTGCTTCTTGAAGAACGCACGGCGCTCAGGGCCAGCAGGCATCGAGGCGTACTGATCGGCGAGCGAGACGGCGGCGGCGGCGGCGGTGTCTTCGGCCTTGACGGCTTCGACGCCAGAAGAGGCGAGGATGTTCGCGGCTTCCTTGGCGCCGGACTGCACGGAGGCTTCCAGGCTGGAGACCTTGGCGTTGGCTTCTTCGAGCTTGGCGGAGAGGTCAGCCAGGGCAGCGTCCTTCTCGGCGAGGGAAACCTTGGCGGCGTCCAGTTCGACGGAGACGTTGACGGCGGCGGCTTCGACGCTCTTGCGGAGGTCGTCGCGTTCAGCGGTCATGGAGATGATCGCGGCCTCGGCGGCCTTGAAGCGTTCTTCGATGGTGAGAGCCATATACTATTGCGGGGTAGTTCGGGTTAGGTGGTCCGCTCGAACTCGTCGAGGGCGGCGTTGAAGGACGTGGCCAGCCCGGTGATGAGCCCCTTTTCGGCGGCTTCTTCGCCCGTAAACACTTGGCCTTCCATGTCTTCGTCCCTGGCGTAAGAGCGCTTGCGCTTCACGACAGACTTGAAGCGGTCGTGCATACGCTCGATGCGGCGCTGCTCTTCGCCGCGCATATCTTCGGAGTAGCCTTCTCCGGCCACGTTGGCGGCCTTGAACTTGCCCGCACGGAAGATTTCGAGCTGCAGGCCGATCTGCTTGTAGTGTTCGGCGTAGGACTCGTCCACGAGGATCACACCTACGGAGCCCACGTACGCTGACGGCGAGGCCAGCACGTGGTCAGCCTGCGAGCCCCAGTAGAAACCGCCGGATGCCATGAGGTCCTTGGTATAGGCCATCGTCGGCAGCGGAAGCATGGCCACCTTATCGGCGAGCTCAGGGGTGCCGAGGACAGAACCGCCCGGGCTGGAGATGTTGAAAGCGATACGCTTCACCGCAGGGTTGGCGATGGCCTCGTCAATCTGGTCGGAGATTTCCTCCATGTCGGCGCCGCCAGTGAGTTTCTCGAACTTGGTCAGGCCGATGCCGAGGACACCCTTGGCACTGATGACCGCCGTGCCCGCAGGGGTCACGTAGGGCTTGGCGACAGGGTTGAAGAACATATCGAGCACGCCTTCGACCACGCCGTATTTCTCGGCGTACTTGGCGTGGTTCGCGGCCTTGATGGGGTCGCAGAGCATCGGCTCGCGACCACAGAGAGCATTGTGTAAAGACTTCATGGGTTAGAGGGGGCGGGAGGTTCGGGCACGTCCAGGTTCTCGGCGACGTCCTGCGACATCTGAGCCGGGGTCTGGCCCTGCTGGAGCCAGTTGAACGCGGACTGATAAATCATCCAGAGCGGGAGGCCAGCGTTCTTCGCGGCCTCGACCATGGCGGACATTTCCTTCACGCGGGTCGAGACGACCTCTTCGTGGGTCATGCCCTTCTTGCCGAGGATTGCGGTGGCCGTGGTCAGACCCATCTGCAGGTCGGCACGGTCTTGCGCGGCTTCGCGGCCAGCGTCGACGGTGACGTCGCGCGGGGTGATCCATGTCTTGCGGTTGAAGTACGGGTCGTCCGGCAGTTCGCCGTTCTCGATACCCCACGAGATAACGAAATCATACGTATCGTCGCACACGGTATCGATGGTGAGGTTCTGCCATTTCGCGGCAATTCGTGAGACCTTTGCGGCGACCAGGCGAATGGCTGGGCCGGTGATTCCGGAGGGGTCGGAGACGTACTCGACAGGGAGCAGCTTGACGATGTCGCGCTCGATGGCCTTCATCATGCCGACCCACGCAGGGCTCGGGCGATTGCTGGCGATCTGGGTGAGGTCCTCGTTGGTATCGACCACGGCGAGTTTGCCACCCATCTGGCTGGCAAGGCGCTCGCAGGAACCGCCACCACCGCCAGCGAACTGTGCGGCCGCATCGTCCTGAAGCATACCACCTGCCTTCTTGAGCAGCATCACGTGGTCGCTCGCCGCGCGGAGAGCGGTCTTCTCGAGCTCGAACACCTCCAGCTGATCCTGCACAGAATTGAGGCTAGACTGTAGCACCGGGTATCCGCGAACGGCGGAGGCCCGCTCGAACTCGCAGACGTGGCTCATGGACTCGACAGGGATGAAGCGGTCTTTCTTCTCGCCGTCGACGTAGACGTTGTAGCCTACTACTTCCGAGTAGGAACCGAGGTAGACGCCGTCAACGCACTTGGGGTTGAACTCGTCCTTGGTCGGACCGACCCGGTGGCCCTCGATGATCTGCACGCGGGGACGCCCGGTCTTAGGGTCGTAAGTCTTGAGCAGGAACGAGTCGCCGTCGACCAGACTGCCGAACAGGCTCAGGCGCTGCACTTGGCCGAACGTGAAGCGGCCGGTAATGTCGCACTTCTTCGACCAGTTGCGGAAGTACTCTTCGTACTGCGCGGCCTTCTTCGGGTCCTGTGCCAGGGACTGAGGCACAAGGCCGTCACCGATGGTGACCAGCACGACCTCGTCCATGACCTGCTTGTAGGTCGGAGAGTTGCGGATACCCCAGCGGCTCTTGCCGATCATCTGCACGCGGTTGACCGAGGACAGGTCCTGCCTGCCGTCAGCCGGTGCCGAGGTCAGAAGCCAACGGCGCGTGGCCGACTGGGTCGTGCTCGCGTATTGGCTGTAGTTCGCCCCCGCCTGCTTCCGAGGCGACTTAGTTGCAGGCGTTTTGGGTGTCTTCTTGGTGGCCATCAGAGGTCGATGCGGTAGGTCCAAGTCTTCTGGACCGAGGTATGGGCGCCGCCATACTTGGCACTGTCCAGCTTAGATAGCGCGAAATTAATCTCGAGCATCCGGGTCTGCGGGGGGATGCCCCACTGCTTGTTGACCGAGGTTCCGCTGTCAGAATAGGACGTGACCGCTAAGCCCATGTCCGCAAGAGCCTGCTGCTTGTAGGCGAGCAAGGTATCTTCATCCAACCCTACGAACAACCCGAGAGGCATATACTTATTGCCCCTCAGTTCGGGTTGGTTCGGCATCCCTGCCGACGATGCCCCACCGGCAGGCGATGAGCATCCCGAGCAGTTCGCAGTCGAAAGCGTGGTTGTGCTTCACGCCCTGGCGTAACCTCCAGATGGGTTTCCCTCCCTCCTTCACGCGGGTCTCGGAGTTCAACTGCATCACGTAGTCCTCGGTCGCATCCCGGGCGAAGCTGAAGACCTTGCGCGCGCGCAGGCCGTAGAACAAGTCCTTGCCCGAGAGGTTCGACCACACCACCAGCGAGGTCGGCTTCTGCACCCCCGGCACGTGGATCGCGGAAGGCGATTGGTAGAACCGGCGGACCATGTCCCCGTTCTTCGTCTTGACGTTGAAGTACTCCTGGCCGGAACCCTTGGCGCAACCCCACCCACGGATGGCGCACTGCTTGTACACCTCTTGCGTGTTGTTGCCGTCACCCGAGTCCACCATGACGAGCTGCGGGTGGACGCCCCACTTGGCCGCCATGGCGTCGAGCCCTGTCCAATCGGTCAGGCCGTCGTTCGACAGCACCTTCTCGTAGGCCGCCAGACGGCTGTGCCCGGTGCGACTCCAGCGGCGCACGATGGTCCAGAAGTGGTCGCCCTGACAGTCGATGGCCAGCGTGACGAACGGGACCGACCCGGGCGGGGCTTCCTCCTTGTCGACGATCTGCCCACGCGGCCCGATGTAGCAGGTGGCTGACCACTCGTCTTTCATGGCGTAGTCCGAGGACTCCGTGCTCACGACGAGCGAGCCTGTCTCGTCCGCCCACGGGAGAGCCAAGTACTGCTGCTTGAATAGCATCCTGGGCGTTATGTCACCGAGTTCGGCGACCTCCTTCGCCTTGATCATGTCGACGGCCAGAGACCCCCAGCTCGTAGAGGCCAGAGCGTTGACGTGCAGTCCGACATACCCTGCCTTCTCCGGCTTGGCCGTGGCGACGAAGCCAGCCCCACGCTCGACCTCGTTGGCAATCGTCCGCACCTCGTCGTTATCCTCCAACCGCGCCTTGCAATGCGGGCACTCGTAGGTCGTGCCGTTCTGCACCTGCTCCAAGTCCCAGCCGTCGATGCCTTTGGCCCCGTCCGGAAACCTTACGAAATCCCAACTCCATGCGCTCGTCTTCGAGCACTCCGGGCACGACATCATCCATTCACGCTGGTCGGTCATCAGGTAGAACTTCCAGAACTCCGCTCCCTGTCCTTCGATGTTCCCGGGCTGGCTCTCGTAGATCGCCTTGCTCGCGAACGCAGCCGCCTTCAGTCGGGACAGGCTCATGGCAATCGCCCCGTTCGGCCACTGCCAACACTCCGAGCCGAGGACGTAGCGCACGTGCAAGGACTGCAGGTGCTTCTCCGTCGATGCCGAGCGGTTGTGAATCAGCGAGCCGTCTGCGAACCTCAAGGTCCCCGACTTGTCGTTATCGTCGGCGCTCATCTGCGTGCGGATGTCACCGACCTGCTCGAACAGCGGGCGCAGCTCGTTCAGCGTGAACCCCTTCGCCTTGTCCTGGCTGTCGAGGTAGATGGCCATCGACGCCCGGCGGTTCGCCATCAGGTAAGCCGCGTTCAGTTTCAGCGTCAGGGTCTTCCCGCAGCCGATTGCCCAGGGCATGAACATCCGGCTCGTGGTCGACTGGTTGAAGATGCGGACGGCCTCCGCGATCCACGGCCAGCGCTTCGGGTTGTACCCGCCGTCGAACACGCCAGCAGGAATCTTCTTTACATTGTGCCGCAGGTAGTCGACCGGGTCGGACATCGCCGACGGCCTGACCACCGTCAGCCCTTCGCGGAACAGTTCCTCGGCGTTCATGCTTCAGGTGGGCGGAAGGCGTCCGCCGCGTTGGCAATCTTTTCCCGGGCTTCGAGCGCCCAAGCCGTCAGGACAGTGATGGCCTTGATGGGGTCTTTCGGGTTCGAGTTCTCACCGCACTCCGAGGCCAGCGCATCCAGCCGCTCGACGATCAGGCCAGCCAGACGGAGCATCGCTTCGCGCGCTTCGGTCGCTTCGATTCTGTCACGAGCTGCGAGCGCTCTGCGTTCAGACTCTTCTTGCAGGGCCACCAGTTGCTTCAGGCTCTGGCCGTACGTGACCTGATACTTCCCGGTCTCGGCATCCCCGGCCCTGAGCATCCGCTCGTACTTCTCGCGGGCGAGCACGACCAGGCTCTCGTGCTTGCTGATCGTCTCGGCGAAGTTCGCGTCGGGGATTCCCTCCACGTCGAGGGATTCCCTTTCCTTTTTCGGTCGCCCCGGCTTGCGCTTGGTTTCCACCAAATCAGAAACAGGCGTTTTTTCCTCGTTTTCAAAAGTCATGTTTTAAAAAAGAGCGGGGTGGCCAGCCA